GTAATCCTTTGGAGCTTCCAAAAAATACACAACTGATTTATCAGCCGCTATCGCACGAACAGACAAAGTATCTTCATCGCCTTCTTTCTTCTTGAAAATTAGCTGTGGGTTAATGGCAGCCAATTCACTCATAAGTTCAATGAATCCGGTTATTATATTTCATTTCTTTAATCATTTTTATCATCCTTTTTGTTTTAAATTGTTACAAACAAATATAGTTAATTTTAGTTTGGTTGTGAAACATTTTTATTTTTTAGAACTTATTCGCAATAAACAGAGCGAATAACGAGCTTCATTTTATGCCCATATTTCGTTTGAATAACTTTAATCGCTTCGGTTATGTTTTCTGCTTTCACTACTTCGTTCTTTTCTGTTAGTGATTCACTCCAAATGTCATCCAAATAACTGATAAGAAATATGTATGTATTCATATAAAATAAAAATTAGTATGATACAGTTTCACTAAATCTTCTGTGACTGATACCATTACCCAATTAGACCATCTAGCCGAACACGAAGTAGATTTCGCAGCTATAACTATCTCTTGCTCCCAAAGCAAGCGTCCATCCTGAGTACTTCTTACTAATCGTTCTCCAATTCTTTCATCTGTTTGAAGATTTCTTTGTAAATCTCAGTCATTTGTTCTTTATAAGGTTTGTAATCTTCACAATCTAATTTGTCTAAAATTTCTTTTTCTCGCTCATCGTCATTGACTTGGACTTTCATATATTTTTTAAGAGCTGATATTTTCTTTGCTTTGCTCAAACGAGCCTTTAGCAGCTTAAAAATTTTATCGTCCAATTTGTCAATGTCGCGGCGGATTTTATTCATAACTACTTAGTCCCAGTAGAACCGAAGCCACCTCTGTCCTTGTCGGTCATTTTGCCTTCAACGAACTTAATAACTGGTTGCTTTTCCATAATGCGGAACTGACAGATTCTATCACCCTTCTTAATTTCAACATCTTTTTCCAATGCGATAGCAGGGAAATACCACCAGTCACTTGGACCGCAATAACTGTTATCTACTACACCAACAGAATTTGCTTGAATAACACCATACTTTGAATATGTAGAAGAACGAGGAGCCAAATGAGCTTCATAACCATCTGGGAGTTTCATAGCTACACCCAAATGAATAAGCATAAATTCGCCCTTCTTAATTTTGTAATCGTAAGCTGCACGAAGGTCAATCCAGTCGCCCTTGTCAATCTTCTGCAACTTTTCAATCGTATCATTCAAATACTGAACTATAATTGTTTTTGCCATTTAAAAATCCTCATTAATTTGGTTAAGTCTAAGTCCATTCAAATATAGTTTTTCATTCACTGTATTTTCTGTAACATAGAACTTGATTAGATTTTTTAGTTTTTCTTCGCTTAAGTAATAATTTCTTGTGACACCGTTTACATAACTATCCATTGTTTCCTTATCCCATCCATAGTGGTCAGGAATTAAACATCTAGTTACAGCACCAGGACACCTCTTATGTATAAGCACTTTATTCTTTTCGGCTTTTCCGAAAAATCTTTTTATGTTATACCAAACTTTCTCCCATTTAGTATAAGGGATATATTGGTCTGCTAAATCTACACCGTATGCTTCTCTTTCAAGAATAGAGCCATACTGCTCAAATATATCATCGTCCCTATACCAAACACGGCAAATTTGTTTACCACAATAAAAAATGTTAAATGATTTATCCCAATAATCAACATTACAACCGAGTGTTTCGGCGTAATCACCGATACGCCTGAAACACAATTCGTATTGTTTTAATGTATTTCCGCCTGTTGATGCCATTATTCAATAATAATTTCAAAATTTTCGGTCTTCAAGTATTTCTTTGCGATTTCAACCACCTTTTCAAAGGTCAACTTCTTATAGGCATTACCAATCTGAATTTTGCCCTTGTTGATAATTTTATCTACATTTGCGTACTTGAAAATCTTATCGTGTTCGCGGTCTACTTCAATCTTGCAAATCATATCTTCAAAACGCTTCTTGTCCAGATGCTTTTCAATGTCATCAAAGAAGAATTTGAAAGCGTCCACAAGATTATCCTTATTTTCCTTGTCAGTTGTTGCACCAAAAGTCGGATAAGCATAAGAAATGAATTTAATTGTGCCACCGCTTACACCATAAGTCAAATGACGAACTTCTCGGATTTCGTGGGTCATTGGAGATTCAAGACCATTTACGAGCATATTAATTGCAACTGCGAGAGCTGGATAATCGCTCTTGCTTACTGCCTTCTTACTAAGGAAAGATACGTCGCACTTTTGGTTTTCAGGTGTTGGTTCAAGTGGGAGCTTCCAGTCCTTCTTATACTTTGGCTTCATTGGTTGAACAACATAATCTTCCTGAGTTGGAACATCAGAGAAATCAGTCTTTGTTGGACCGACTTCAATAATCTTTGCTGGCTTACGCATGTGCTTTTCGTAATAGTCCTTCATATCCTGGAATGTGAAAGCTTCAATATCTTCACGCTTACCAATCGGAGAGTAGAAACCAAACTTCTGTCTGATAGTGTTTTCGGAATTTGCTGGTTCATTGAATGTGTCCATATATTCCTGGAGAACAATCTTCTTTTCTGCTTCAAATCGTTCCTGGCTCATATTCAAACCACCAGTTAGTTTATTCACAAGTCTACGCTTCCATTCAGGAGTGAAATACTTATCCAAACCTGTAAAATAGACCTTCACCATATCATAACCCGTGCAAGCATTCCATTCAATATTGTATTTTGCAAGTTCAGGATATTCGTCTTTAAAAGTTTCGCAAACCAAGTGTTCCATCAAATGAGAAATACCTCTCTGACCTTCCTGGTCAAAGAGTCCACCCATATTGTAAGAGATAGTGAGGTTTGTCATTTTGATACTTGTTTTAGTGTAGTAGTAAGCCATAGTCTGGTCTCCTTATTTCATAGTGTTAATAAAATCTGTTGCTTTATCCATAAATGCACCGAGACCTTCGCCAATTATAAAATTGAAAAATTCTCTCGCATCAAATGGTTGTTTCTCAAAGTCTTCAATTATGTTTTTGACTTGAGATTTATATTCTTCAGGAATACATCTAAACGAAATGAGTTTTGTATTTCTGTCAAATTCTTCCTGGAGCATATTGAGTGATAACCATTCATTTAAACCTTCACTATAAACTTTAGCAAAAGTTTTCTTACCAACTCCGCTTTTTCAAGGACGGAATGTTATCACTTCTATCACCCAAAACAATCTTTTCCATTAGAGCCGCATCAGGATTTAATACTTGTATATATTCTTCCTTAATAGGGTCCCATTGATGGAAATTCTTGTAAGAGTGAAGTTGGTAAAAGTCTTTATCTGTTGATACCAAAGTAATATCCCAATCAGGTTCATTCATTACAGTTAGAGCAATCAAATCATCTGCCTCTAAGTGTGGAACGGTCAAGAACTGAGAATTCTTCATACATTTCTCAAGTCCTGCAATAAATTTTTCGTTAATTGGGAAAAATGAATTAAAATCAATAACTGACGATTCTCTTGCGGCTGCACGATTTCCTTTGTAATTTTCGTAAATGGATTTTCTCCAGTTACCATCGTGTGATTCACGGCAGAAAATAATTCTGTCAGGTTTAAAAGTTCTTGCTAATTTACGAATACTCATAAGCATCCCGACTTTATATTCAGAGTAAGATATATCAGTTGGGTCAGGAATTTGAGCGAACAGATGTCGCATACTCAGGTTATGAAAGTCCACCAAAAGAACCTTTTCCTTTGTAGTTTTCTGTTCATCAATATAATCTTCTATCATTCAAAATCCTTTTTCATACTTTCGTATTTTGTAACTTGTTTTTGTATAACTTCGGAAAACAAATTTTCTACAATGTAGTCAATGTGGTTTTCATTTACATTATAGTAATCTAATCGGTAAGTGTCAATGGAAGGGGTAATATATTCTTTTACCTGAGAACTTGCGTAATTGTATTTTGAAAGTTCAGGAAAGGACAAAATCATTTTGTCAGTTTCTTTTTCATATCTGAGTATCGGAACGTTGATACAATGCACTGTAGCATAGTCTTTGCTATTCATTATCAATGCGTTTGGTTTCAACTCAAAATCATAATCAGGATATTTAGCACAGAGTCTGTATTTAAGCTTAGTAAATAAATCTATTTTTTTCATTAGAAGTCCCTACTAATATGGTCTAATCTAATTAAGTTGTCCATTTGTTTCCTTACTAATTCAGGACTATCTGTCAGGATGAACTTAAAAATTTCTCTCAAACATTTATGGTCGCTGAATAAAGCTAATCTTACAATTTTTTCTAGTGCTATTGAATATGGGTCATCAACTGTAAGGCCCATATATTCCGAAACTGAAGAAAGATTTTGAAATTCAACAACAATACTTGCTGAAACAACTTTATCTTTTCCTAATTCGTCTAAAGTGTGACCGATTTCTGTGTGAATGAAAGTTTTGCCATCAATGTTTATTTTTTCATATTCTGTATTTGTATCTTCTCTTACCCATTCAATTTTATGGTCAGGATACAGTTTACGCAATTCATCTACAAATGGCAACAGAAATCTACAGTCTTTCATTAGAAGTCCTTATTCATATCGTGTTCTTTTTCTATGCACTTAAATTCTTTAACAAAAGTATTAACATCGTCACCAGACAAATGTTGATATAACTCTATTAAATCATTTTTGTTTTTAATGACAAACTTTTCTTTTTTGTTAATCATAATATAAGTTAAACCTGGAAAATATATATTATCACTAAATGTTCTGCATAAAGCATTCGGGTTGTCATTTTCCCACATGAACTCAAGAGAGCCTATACCATTTTGTTTGCTATTAGCAACAAACAAATTAATGGTTTTAACATCGTCTGGTATAACTTTGGTTGCAAAATGACAACCGTCATCTTCTTTCATATACAATTTAATTTCCATAGAATAGAATATAAAAAAGAAAAATGGCGATGTCAATACACCGCCATTTATAATTTGTTTTAATGGAACTGTTATTTCTTTAATCGTTTTCTTTTTACGAATTTATCCAAGTAATTTTTACCATATACAGTTTCAACATAATTTATATATTCAGTACAATCTGTTATTATTTCTACATTATTTTTAAGCATACATTGATGCTTTGCTTCATATAAATCGTCTTGTGTTCTATCATAAGGATTTATCATTCTTTTGGTTGGGTCATTATTTTCAAAAAATTGTAACCCTTTAATTTCTATTATTTTATCATCAATTTTAAAATCTGGTACATAATAATGTATTCTATCATTATAACTATATTCAAATAATAATGGTTCTCTTGTAAATTGAATGTTATGATCTTCTAACCAAATAAAATAGGCTAATTCCCATTTACTATCAAATTTTTCATTTTTATAATAAATTTGTTTACTATTACTTATTGTACCATTTTCTCGTCTTGTGTTTATTACTTTCTTTATTATTTCGTCATTACTCATAGGGTTATTATGAGTTTTCCAATAGTTCGCAGAAAATGGATAATCAGTTCCATATTTTTCATTATTATAAAGTTTTACTTTATCTTGAATTTTTGGATTTTGAAATGGATGTTCATATCCAGTATTTTGTTTATTAGTTATATCTCGTTTAGTATTTCCATTTTTATCTTTAACTAAAAAATTATTATTAACCCCATTTTTCTTTATACAAGTTTTTATTATACATTTGGCACGACATTCAGGATTTCCACAAGTTTGTCTATATTTACCTTTAAAGAATTTTCTTTTGTGTAATTTACAAATTGGGCAAATATGATCAGTATTTGGTTCTATATAAGTGTCAAAATACTGTTCGTATGTTATATTATGATTTTTCTTAAAATGCTGAGCAAATGATTGAATGCTTGCAAAATCATTATGACAAATTTCACAATGAAACATATAATCTCCTTTATAGTTTATAGTCTATTTTCCACATAGACTAATATATTTATAAAAGTTAGGGATAGTGGTGGAAACACTATCCCAAATAGGTGAGATTATTAACCTATCTGTCCTTTCTCTTTTTTCTTATTTTCAAAGTATTTAGCAATTTGAGAACTAAAATCTAAACAACGAAATACTTGAGGCATTGGATTTTCTTTTCCAGGAATTTGAAATAAAACAAGTTCACCAATTTTTATGGAAGTATATTTTTCTAAAATATATTTGTATAATGATAATTGCAGTGAATAATGTGAAGTATTACAGTTAATAACATGACTGAATGGGTCTTTCATATAATCAGACCATTGATTTCCTGTGTCAAATTTTTTGGAAGTTTTCCAGTCAATAATACTAAATACATCTTTTTTAGTGTTATACATTATAGCATCTATCGTGCCACATATAGCATTTTCCTGGTCATATACAATAAATTCGTTCGCAATCGGTACATAAATTTTTTTCATTTTTTCAAAAATTTCTTTACATACACCTTTACGATAATCAAAATCTTCTTCCATTTCAGGAAAATCTTTATTTAAACGCTTATCAAAGTTATAGTTTTTCTTTTGCCAAATATTCTCCATAACAGAGTGAACTTTCGTGCCGAGATGTGTAGCATAATCTCCGTTTATTTTCCCATTGTTTAGAAAGTTCTTCAACTGTTATACCTTCTTTTTCAGCTTTATTTTTTTTGATTATATCCCAATCTATATCTGGTTCAAACTGCTTAATCCAAGTTGTTGCTGATGTATATTCAGTATTTTTTGAATCTGTATATTTATGATTTTCTTCGTTAAAAGATATATCGTTAAATGCTTCCCATAATTCAATATGTAATTCTGGTTTAATCATAATATCACCTCAAAAATCGGGACTATATTTCAAGTCCCGTTATAAATTATTGTTTATTTGGTTCAGCCAGTATTTTGAACAAACTAGCCATACCATCACCATCTCGCTTATACCATCTTAATCTAAACGAAGTATTCTTTTTCTTGTCATTAAGTTTATTAGACATTTCAATGATATAGTAATGGGTACCTTTCTTTTGTACTAAATTCACAAATTTATAATTGTAGAATTCCATATACTCAGATTTCAAATCAGTAAATCCATCTTCAGTTACATTCCATATTTCCATATTTATATCAGGTAAAATCATATTCTTAATGGCATCAGCAAATTTTTTCCTATTTGGATCTTTGTTCTGTTTGTTAATTAATTCAAAGAATTTATCAGCAACAACAGTATCCTTTTCGGTAATTAAGAAACCACCATTATCTGTCTTTTTACCTTTCAAATAAAGTGTTTTGTTTTCAATTCTAGTCTTTGTATTAGGTTCCATTTTCAAACCTAAATTCAAGTTTTTCAAGAATGTAATAAAGGTATTTTCTCTCGTTTTATGTGGGCCTGATTTCAAACTAATTTTAATATCTTGTGTGGTATCAGTATTTTTATCGTAAGTTGTAACAACTATAATATCTTCTGTTGAACTTTCCGAACGTGAAGCCATTGTAGTAAGGCCAGTATATTTAATATACTTAATTGTCTTTCCTTCTAATGGCTTGTTGTATTTGTCAAGAATGATTTTCAAAGTATTAACACCAACATTATATGCTTTAATTCTAAATCCATTCGTGGCATCGTTTTGGAAGTTAAAACAATTCTGTAATGTATCAAGGTCACAACCAAGTGATTTTGATAGACTTGGAGTCATTGAATTAAGTCCCATAATCTTTTTACTAACTTCGTCAAACGAAGCACTTGGGTTACGGAAAATTTTATTTAATTTATTTGGATTTATTCTAGGAATACAGAACAATTCAAACAATACACAAGGAGTTACTTCTCTTAATTTGGTATTGACAGCACTATCTGTTCTAGCAGAACCTTTGAGTTCAAAGTCAACCAAATAAGAAGTATTGGATTCAGAGTCATAAAATTCAATACCACCAGCACTAGAGAAATTTGTAGGAACTTTAGTAGAACCTTTACCATTATACAAAGAAGCAATAGTAGGTTGATTTCTCTTTGTTGGTCTAATGTAAATTACTTTATTTTGTATTTCATCGTCATCCTGATAAGGTTCACACTTGCCGACCTTAACAAGTCCTGCCATAATACTATTGTACAAAGCTGAGCGGTCATTCTTACTATTAACAAGTACATCACAACAAACAGAGCCGGCAGTCACAACATATCTTAAACTTGTGATAGAACGATTTGAAGAATAAGATAATACCAAGTTTCCATTATTGGCCTTTTCAATCATACGTAGGAGTTTAATAATCTTCTTACTGTATCTGACATCTTCAGTAGTAGGAATTGGACTATTCGTCTGATTAGACGATTCGTCTAGTACATTACTATCGTTTATCCATTCTGTAAATGTTCCAATCATA